TAGCTTTCGACAAGTCCATCCCTAAATTGTAAAAAAAAACAATAGAACCTAAGACTGCACCCATAGGCATATCTTTCATCTTCTCAGCATTATCTACACTATACTCTTCTATATTGTACCTATCCCCATATTGATTTACAATAGGTCTATACAATACATTCATAGCTCTGTGCATGTTTTGCCAATCGCCTATAAACGTATCTAAGTCTATGTATTCGCCAAAGCTCATATCATCTAACTTAGGTATAAACCCATACTGCGTATCTTTCATCTTGAACATGGTTTGCAATTTGGGTGTATTGTTTAGCATCTCAGTTAATATCTGCACTATGCTGTTAATGTCAGTAGCTCTCATCAGTAGGACGTGATCGCCACGAATCCCACAAAATATCTCAATCATCTTAACAGCTAAAAACTTCTCGTCCTCGTTGTTGTCTTGTATTTTAAGATACTTTTGATATTGCTCTAAGGTTATTTCATTAAGCGACTCAGGGATTTCTATATCAAACTTCATATATATATAACGTAAAAAAAATTGATTTTAGCGAATTGCGTATTGCCCTCTATTTGGATTTTGTAATTGATAACCTACACTATATCGGATTGCGTCAATTAAATGGTTGTAAGCATCAACAGGCGTGTTAGACTTACGCTCTAACCATCTGTAATTGTTCAGCTCTTTAATAAGGTTTGTGCTATCAGGGCTTACCACAAGATCGTAGTCTTGCAATAAAGATATACCATAGGTAACACTGCCCTGACCTTTTATTGATGGCTTTACGTTGCACCCTTTTGCTTTTATTTCGTGTAGTAGTCGTACCTCTGCGCTATCGCCTACGATAAGACCATCCTTAGCGTGTTTAAGGTTGAGTTGTGCGATCTGTGAGGTTGTAAGTCGTGGTAGGTAAAAACATTCTCTTAGATAGATTATTTTGTTATCTGTGTCTATGTTTGTTTCTACAAGTGTAGATGGGTCTGCTGCAAAGCCATAGTCCTGACCCCATACGCTAACACCTTTCTTTTTAAACTCGCCAATAGTCCAATTATCAAATATCACGCCCTCAGCTTTACTCATCCACGAGCCGAGCATTTGTTGTTTGTACTTCTCAGGTCTGCGCTTTTGCATTTGCTCTATCTGCTCTATGTAGCTTTTAGATAGGTTGTCAATGTTATCTAAGTAAGTGGTGTGTATGTAGGTTGTGTTATCCTTTCGTGTATTGCTTCCTTCCTGTACGCCCTTGTCCTCAAAGAATCGTGTATAAACAAAATGCTCTTTGGTTGTAGGGTTGAGTATTAGGATAACTCTGTTCTGTTTGCCTTGCTGTCTTACTGATAGGTCAATGGTGTCAAACTTCTGTTCGTCTGTTAGTTCCTCTGCTTCATCTACCACCCAAGTTGTAATGCCTGTAAGGGATTTGAGGTTTGCTGTCTGATCCCCTGAGCTTGTCTTGATACCCCTAAAGATTATCTTGCTATTTGAGTGTTTGTTTATTATCTCGTCTTTGGTAACGTGGAAATCGCCTATACAATCCATCAGTTCTAACTTCTCTATAAACTCAGGGATGATAGAGATACGAGCAGAGGTAAGTGTGTATCTTGTAAATAGGATTGTATGACCACGCTCATAAGTGAGTAGAACAAGCAGGGCGTTTATTGAGAAAGACTTACCTGAACCCCTACCACCTGTAACAACAAAGTATCTACTTTCGTCTGTGGATATAGGCAGGTATTTCTTATGTATGTTAATCGACAAACTTAATTAAGTCCTTAAAGTTTATATTAAGCCCCTCAGACGAGTTTATATCCATACTTTCTTTTGGCTTACCATAACGATAGCTGAGATATAATTGTATCGCTCTCATATCGCCTTTTGCTACGAGCTTACCTAATTGTGATAATGCTTCGTTACTATCTATGATCGCATCTAAGCGTTCTACTAATTTAGCTTCGTCTGCTTTAGGTTTTCTACCTGCCCCTTGTCTTGCACCACCATTTGAAGCTCTACCATCCATAATTGAAAAACATTGATTAATCAATTATATAACGTATTTATTCTGAATTTTGTGTACCCTTGTTTCTACTATGTTCTATAAGTTGTAAGTGGGTAACTCTTTTAGATAAGTCAGATGTTCTATATAACAAATCTTCCGCTAAATCTTCAAGTTGTTTTATTCTTTGTTCTTGTGTTAATTTATGTTTCATCGTTTTTTATTTTTATCTACGTATAACGCTCTTTTGTTTGTTCTGTGATATTGATAAGTGTTCTGCCATTCAGGCATAGGGATAAACTTAATATCCTTATCTATTTCAGCTTTCGTCTTTTTTCTTTTCATCTAATTGTTTTTCGTATAGTGCGCAATCGTTACATTGATACACGCAACGTGAATAAGTAAATTCATCGTCAAGGCATATAAAGTTATTTGTTATCATCCTATCAGCTCTTGAGTAAATAATTTGCTTACCAAGGCGTGTGCTTCCTCTAAGTTCTCGTCAGACAAGTATTTTATTTTGTGTTCTATTGCTTTTTGTTTTTCATATTTGGTCGATAGCTCGTAATCCTTTATCATCTCATCAAAGTATTCATTGAGCTTTGGGTTGTAGCGTCTGTACATATTAAAGTTGTTCAATGAGTGCAATACTGTTGCATGATCCATAGGTTTACCTGTGTTTCTGTAAAAATCTCGTATCTGTGCTAAGGTCATGTTTTTAAAGTCATATAGTATCTTGTTAAGCAAAGACCTAACCTCTACAACTTTAGATGACCTGCTATTTTCAAAGACGTTTACGTCTGATAGCTTATTTATTCGTTTTGCTATTTTAAGTGCTTCTGTCATAATATACCTGTTAAACAATAGTTGTCTAAGTCTGCGCCATGTATAAAAAAGGTTTCAAAAACTTCTATGGCTTCGTGTGTTTTTCTTTTACCCTCATTGTAAAACTCTTCTGATACATCGTATATTGCTATGTCAAGAGTTCCCTTGTCCATTACACCAAACTTAAACTCTGTGTAAGGTACGTCAAATAATTCACAATAAATATACACTTGTATATCGTATCCATACTTACGAGCTGAGTAAGGGAAACCTTTTACGTCTGTTGTGGTCTTTAGATCAACGATTTTGTTTTTACCTAATACGTCTGCTTTACCTCTAAACGGATAGCCACGTATCATACCACAGGCAGGAACTTCAAACTCGCTATTGTCTAATAGTCTTAATGCCTGTTCGTTTCTCAGGAACGCATCAGCTAATCGCTCTGCATCTCGTTTCTCTTTCATCGTAAATACTTTGCCATGCTCTGCTAATGCTTCCTTATACTTCTTTGTGTTTTTGCTTTGCACATCTACAAAGATTTGGTCGTTAAATACATCAGATTCTAAGATGGCAGTATGAAACAACCACCCATCACGTAGGGCTTGACTATCAGGCGAACCATAGTCTGTAACAAACTTATACTTCTTTGGGCTTTGGTATAGCATCTTGATTGATGATGAGCTTAGAGCTGCCTTAGCCATATACCCATAATAAAACTCGTCATCCTTTAGTAAATCTATGAGGGTGTCTTTCTTAAAGCGTTCCCCATTAAGTAGCACTATCTCACTCATCTTTGGTCTGCTTCAAAACAAGTTCCACTACAATACTCTGCCAACCTTCTAACCTCTGTGCCACACATGGGGCAAGAGTGCTCAGGATCTTCGTTATACTTTAACCAATCGCTATATTCCATATTTATTCTCTTTTAAATTCTCTAACTCTTTCTCTACTCGTCTTGCACGTTCTACAAGTCTTTGAACAGATTGACGTTCCTCTCGTATGATACGCTTATAGCTGTATCGTTCTAACTCTAATTGATTGATGTAGAACACGAGTCGCAAGGTTGCTTCTGATATCTTTTGCAGTTCCTTATTGTCTGACTTCTTTTGCCACTTGCTGATAGTTTCTAAAATCTCAGCAGAGTCAATCATATATTGTAACTGACCAAAATCCATATCAAGCATATAATAATTCCTACAAGTCCTATCTGTGCGTAGTCTATCTTCATATCCCTAAATACTTTTTAGCTTTAGACCACCACACATTTTGCGTGTAGTATAAGTTAAACTCTGTCTGAGTCATTACTTCTATCCTATCGCCTTTATTGACGATATATAATCCTGTGGGTGTTATCTTAAAAACCATGCTCTTAGAATATAAGTTAATAATAAGATATCTAAAATAGCAATCCAAAAGCATAGAGCCATCAATGCCATGTACATTGTACCCTCAATGCTATTTAAGTAGTTGATTAATTTTCTCATATAATTGTTTTAATGTGAAAAACATAGGTGGGCTAATAGCTACTTCGTATTATAACCACTTGATTATCCTTTTTAGACCTATGTTTGTTTTAATATTAGTAAAAGGGGCTATTTAGCCCCCTTGTTTTCTCTTTTATGTTGCTCTATCACTATCTCTTTCAACAGGTCAAGCGCAGTTACATAAGCACCATCGAGATGTTTGTCGCTTAATTTAGGTATGTCGGATATATTTATCATAATGTTTTAATGTTTAATTATGATGCTAATATATAAACTTTTTAGTTATTAACAAAATTTAATTACTTTTTTTTTATTTCTTTCTGTACTGAACAGCACACACAGCAAGTCTTTGGTCTGTGTTGGGGTACTCTTTAATCATTGTAGGATTCCCCATACAACGAGCCATAAAGTCCTTTCTGTCCTCTCCTTTATTTGGTGTTGGTAATGGCATATCTATATGTTTAAGTGCATTATTGTATTTATCTTGTTTATCGTTTCCTGCTTATCTACAATTCCGTTATCATCGTAGTAAACATAAATGT